CTGTGACGCACACACTTGCTGAACCAGTTGTCTGCCGCCGAACGCTTGATGCCTCCTCCGTAAGCCACTACACCCACTCCCGTTTGACTTTGCTTCCCGCTCTACCGTGGCGAACCATGTCAGCGGCGTTGTCTTTAGCTGTGCCTAGATACAGATGCTCGGGGTTGATGCACCCCCTAATGCCACAGTCGTGACAGACCATTAGCTCAGGGGTGATAGGCCCGTACCTGTGGGCATAGGCGACCCGGTGGGCAAGCACTAACTTGCTGTCGTCACGGAGCTTGCCGTAGCCCTGATCCTTGTAGCCCTGCCAGATCCAACAGCCGTTCTCGTCCTCGACATAGTTAGATAGGCGATCATCCACAGGCTTGCGGTGGTACTCCCTGCTCAACCGCCCGTATCTTCCGGTTCGTTTAACGGCCATTGTTACTACTCCTGTTAATCCATTGATGTCTCAGCCACCAGCCAACAAACACAAACTGGAAGACGGTCATGAAGATGGCCCACTCCAGCTCATACATAGGTACTGCACTCCAGTAGCACCACAGCCAGCATGACCAGCACAATGCTGATGAGAGCCTCTGAGTCCTTTGCCAACTCAGGGTATAGGTCAATCCACTTCTTTCGCTGACGGGCCATACAGGGACTCCTAGAGGCTATGGGATGGGAAGGGGATATAAACCCCGGTGGATAGGTTCACAGCGTCGATCATTACTTCGGCGGCGTGGCTTAGTTGCTCAGTATCTAGGTGGGATGAGCGTGTGGTGCTGTAGATAGACTGAATGATGGGTGTCCACAGCAGTGTCTTTACGCTCTCTTGCGAATAGGGCATCTCCATCTCGCTGTTCATAGGATGTGGTATGCCAAATCCAGCATCGTTAAGGCCATCAGCTAAACGAGTAAACAACAGGTGCAGTGCATTGTTCTGCTTGAACGTCCTATCTGCTTTCTGAATGGTGTACACGCGAACAACACCCTGCTCCACCTGATCTTTGATGTAGGCAATGAAGAAGTCTTGGGTGTTCTTGTCGCTGACTGTCCACGTTTGTCCTTCAGGCACCCCATATCTCCTTCATCTTGAAGTCATCTGGTATGGACTCAGGGGAGTTAACCCGCTTGGCTTCCTCATTAACCAGCAGTAGCCATGCTTCAATCAGCCCCTCATCAGCTTCTTCATTGGTGCTGTCAAAGGGTAGGGCTTGACCGTGGAAGACAGGAATCCAATGGGACCACGCCTTGCGAATCTCAGGTGGGCAGTCATCAACCATCTCCTCAATCTGGAGACTCTCCTTGTGGACCTTGCGTTCGTGGTTCTCAGCCAGCGCACCAAGGATTTCTTTGGGCTTGGGGCAGAAGGTGCCACGGCCCATGTAGTTCCTGATCTCTTCCTTCCACTGAAAGGAGGAGTAGTTGTGGTCACGGATCATGCCGCCCCATACCTGCTTGTCTATGTCCTCAAAGGGTTTGCGGTAAAACTCATAGCAGTATTTCAGGGCGTGGAGGACATCATCTCTGCCGACATTATCCATTGAGCCAGTCCCCCGACACGATGTAGCCGTTCAGCTTGGACTCAATACAGCGCAAAGTCTCAAAGGTGAATAGGGCAGAGAAGTTCTTATAGAGATCGGGGTCGCGCTCAAGCTCATCCATCTGGTGTTTGAGGACAGCTTGTAGGCATGTGAGTTCGGTAGCGTCTAGTGGCATGATCAATCCTCCCACTCAAGGATAGGCCCGGTGGTAGTTGGGGCATCCTCTGATTCAGGTGTCTTCTGGTTGAAGGCTTCGATGTCACTGCGGAGAACGAGGGGGCGCTTCTTATAGTTAGTCATGTAGCTAATGTTGTTGCGGTCAAGCATCCTCATCAGCGTAGCATTGCGCTCTACACCAAACAGCTCCAGCAGTTCCTCATGTGGTACAAACTTTTCCGTGATGGACATGGGTACTCCTCATAAAAAAAGGCGGGGCCGGAACCCCGCAAAATCAAACGCACTTCTTAGGAGTGAGTGCTTAGAAGGGGATGTCGTCGTCGCCTTTAGATTGATCGCCCGACCACGGAGCTTCGTCCGCTTTCCCCGAACCCTTGTTGTTTTGATACGAACCCTCTGGCTTCCAATCGTCAAAGGTACCAGAGAAAAACTTGGTGCCTTTCTCTAGCTTGCCCTCACCGTTGGCTTCCTTGAGCCAGACAGAGCAGTTCAGCTTGGTGCCTTGGAAGGTAGCGTTCCCCTTGTACATGGGGTGCTTGCCTCCCTGCTCGTATTTCTCATTCTTAAACAGAACGAGCGTGTTGTCGTACTGGTTGTTGTCGCTCATGCGGCGTCCTCCTTCATCTTCTTAATACACTTGGCTAAGTCACCATCTGCCTGCATGAGCTTGCGCTCAGCAGTAGTCCAGATCCCACCCTTAGAGGGCGCTCTCCACAGGGCGGTGACGGTATCCCTGTCCATGTCTGCGTAGTAACCAGCGGCAGTCATGATGTCATCGTTAGCGATAGCGGCTTTGATCTGGTAAATCTCCTCAAGGTTCTCACGCACAGCGTTCGCGTGTGACACAAGGAAGTCCATCTCCTCACCGCCGCCATTCTGTTGAGCGATAGCACCAGCTACCTCATCGGCACTAGCGATCTCAGTACCAGCCATGCCAAGGAAGGCGAGCGCCCTGCCAACAGCAGAGGTTTCACAGTTTTCTGTGGCACTGGTCTGGTTGATCTTAGAAGCACGGCGATGCTCCTCAGCAATGCCGGAGGACAGTTGGCGTCCGTCAGCATCAGTGATGATGGCACGGCATACCACCGTGTTCTCATCAATGGATAGGATCTCAGTGTGTACACCGTAGTCAGCGTGTGCGGCACGGAAATCATTAATGCGGCGAGCTACAGTCAGGTAAGTCTTACCGTGAATGTTGACTACGCCATCGTCTTTCTTGCTCATTACTCACTCCTTGTTGTAGTACTGCATAGGCTACGTTATCACCGAGTACTGGAGAGTACAAGGTAATATTGTAGGTTAGTTGGGTGCTAACATTCTGCCGGGTAGGTGGTTGCGGCAGGGGGAGCTAGGCTGAATAGGGAGTAGGGTGTTGGGGATAGCGACTGTGTGCCATCCGACAAGAGTAGTGGGTCCAGCGATTTGCCCCCCGGGACGCTGGCAACCGGGTCACACGCCTACAAAGAAGCGTTGGGCGGAGAGATTATATCAGCATGGACGCTTATCCATCTTCCAGACTCTGACCGCACTTGATTTCTGGGTGCGGATGACACTGCGGTATCCGTAATTACGAAGGGCAGCGGCAAAGTTTTGAGCCTCACGCTGGTTGGGGAACATGATCGAATCACCAACAGCCATGGCATTAACTACCTTGGACCACGAAGCACGATCCCGCTGAGCTGAGGGGATAGGAACGTGACGCTCAATGGCATCCAAGTAACGGTCAGAATGAGTGTCGGTATTTGATAGGTTATCCATGGTCAATCTCCTTGTAGATAACTAGGGTTAAGTTGGCAGTAGTGCCGATGAATCTCACGTTGCTGGCTAATAAAGCACCAGCGTGTGAGTAGTACTCCTCAAGAGTTGGCAGGGTTATTAACTGCATGCCGCCTCTCCTTTTTGAGTGTGATGTTCACGCCTCTCCCTTTCTTCCTGTCATAGCGGGAGGACATGTCTTTGCCAGACAGACCAGTCTCAATGACTGTGATCTGTCCACCACGGGCAAGATACTGGTCAACAGTCTCGCGTTTCATGCGAGTCTCCAGACCCGGTAGCCTTGGGTGTTACCCATGTCATCAGCAACACGCTTGCGCCTGCTGATCTGAAGGCCGTACTCTCCGTCAGCACAGGTGCGAATGTGCCTCCGGTGCATGTACATCTGAAGGGCAGTGGCCTCTTTGACAGTGGCAACAACAACGGAGTCACCGACCTGCATCTCATTGCAGAGCTGACGTAGCTCTGGGTACTTGCAGGCAGATATGGTCTGCTTGTAGGGAATGTCTTTCTCAATCGTGTACATCTCAGCCTCGCTTGGATTTAAGGGGAGTCATGTAGCGTTGCTCACTAAGGGGCAGACGCTTGCGTGTGTTGTCAGAAGCGAAGCGGATAGTCATCCACTTGCTTCCTTGCTTCTCGACCCACGCAATGCGGGAGCCGTGTTCAGTCATGTACCAGCAGGGGGTAAAGCCCTTGTTGAGTGCCTTGCGATAGGTCCAGCGCATCAGCCATCACCATGCTTGAGGGCCAGCTCCTGCCTCGCCTCATGGATGATGGTTTCCCAGCAGGAAGGGTGGTATGAGGTTTCATCCTTGCCCCACCAGTTAAGAGGGATGTCATCAGGCAGGCAGTCCGGTGACCAGACACGGCTATGCCAGATGAGTTCATTGCAGTAGGCACACTCGGGGGCGCTCATGCGGCGGCCCCCTCGGTTACCTCTTCATGGAACCAATCGCATGCCTCATCAACATCAATGAAGTCAACGATGCGTAGCCCCTGCCAGTTGCAGTAGTCAAGATCGACCTCGACATCTGTGTAAATGGCATCATCTGGGCCACGCTCACGGGTCTGATGAACAGTGGACTTGCCCCAGTCAATGTCTCTGGGGTCTACGTCAATGATGATCTTCATGCGGCCTCCTCTTCTGAGTCATCAGAGTCCTTGTCAGTGGGGGGAATGAACAAGTGGTGGAAGGTTGGCTCGTCATTGAACGAGATAAGGCGACACTCTTCGTCAGAGTGGTGAGTGAGATGCTGGCAATACATCTCCATAGCGGACATCTTGTCCTCGCTGGTGTAATAGTTCTTCCAATCCCTCATCTCTTTGGTGAAGGGGCAAAGGCGGCGGTACTCAACCATGTAACGAGTCATAATGAATCTCCTAATTAGAGTGCGGCAATGCGCGCGATTTCGGGTTGGTCTTTGAATTGCTCTGCCCACTCAGCGTCAGCCATAGCGGTCCACGCATCTTGAGCAGAGAGCTTGTACATCCCCATCAACATAGACAGGAAGTCATCTCGACAGGTGTTGGGGTACAGGTTGCCTCGCAACCAGTGGATACAGGTGCTTACTTCATTGCTAAATTTCATGGTCATCTAACCTCTCAATGGCTACGACATGGGTGTCAATGACGGCGTGGCTGGTGCATAGCTCGTCAAGATAGTGGGCTTGCTCCGGGTCGCGAAGCATCGCCATGACGTAGTTCCTTGCCTCGCTGTTAGTCGAAGCAGGGAACGTGTAGTCATGACGCAACTTGGTGTCTACCGTCACGGTGAAGAGTTGTTGGGGGTAGATGTGGATTGGGTCTGGCATACAGCATCCTCAAATTGTGGAAGTTCGGATTCCCAGATCAGATTCTTGCAGGGATAGCAGGCATAAAGATCAGCCTGCTTGTGCATTGGGTCACCGCAGATGTCGCATCGGACTTCAGGCATATACCTTCTCCTCTGGGTCATACTGGAGTAGCTCGTCGAGTGAGCCTCTGGTTTCTGACTGGATGTCCCAGTTAACCAACTGCTCAGAGATGAACTTGACTGCCTTGTTAGCCAGCCTGCTGGCATCGACTAGGTACTTGGGATCAGACTCAAGAGCCTTGAGCCAGCTAGTTAGGTAGGCCGCATGATTCTCTAGGGAATAAGACAAGCCCCACTCAGCGGCAATGAAGGCGGCACCTAGCTCAGCAACCAGCTCCTCTTTGGCATAGTCAGCAGAGCCAAAGCCTCCGGTCATGTCACGATCAAGCCGCTTCTTGTGACCAGTGGAGTGAACGCACTCATGTGCAAGCGTGGTCATGAATGCCTCAACGCTGGTGAACTTGTTGAGGTCAGGCATTTTGATGGTGTCAGTGAGCAGGTTAAAGGATGGCTCGCCGCCTGCTAGCTTGACGCCCAGTGCCTTGGGTATCTTGATGGCATCGCTAACGTCTGCCGGGTCATGCTGGAAGTCAGCCTCTTGCTCAATGTTGAGGCCAACAATCTGCTCAGTGTTGAACACGTTGTAGATTTTATACATAGCGTGGTGTGTCACCTCGCCTGTGGACTTGTCTACTTGCTCAGGATTGAAGAACAGGATGGGTGTTGATGCGCGAGCAGGGTCGCCCTTCTCACCGATGAGCTGATAGTTATGAGCCTTGATCTGGTTGAAGGTGAGCCAGCGATTAGACTCAAAGCCCTTGAGTTTGCCACTGGCCCAGCAATTAATTACGTTGATGCCAGAGTATTGATGGTTGGTGTAGTGGTTAGTAGGCATGATCGAATCGCCTGCTTTCCATTCGCGTCTCCACGGGAGCTGAGTAGGATCGTCCTTGTCTATTGCACGGCGGACCAGCTCGCAAATGGGATCGTTAATCCGAGAGTAGTTAGGCATGTTGCCTCCTTGTAGTTTGTGAGTAGTGGCTAGTAATAACGACTAACCACTGAGTACATCCTAATACAGAGCAAGCGAGATTGCAAGCACTAATTAGAAGGTTGGATATCAGGAAGTTTGGAAGCCTTGAGTGTGAGTAGCTCGCCCTCAGCCAACATCATCTTGGCCTTGAGTGCTTCCTTTTCCTGCTGGATTTCGTGAGAGATGTTCGCTTCCTTGGCAAACAGGTAGGACAGATGACCCATGCAGTGAGCAATGATCTCTTCTGTTTCTTTGAATCCAAGGTGTTCGATGTGTGTGATGACATCATCTCGCTCAACATCGAAGCGGCACGTGTCATCGGTGTACTGGTTCTGATAATCGACCACCTCTTGGGTGCTGATGTTGTTCTCAGACATCAACTCGCTGATGCCCTCGACATCACAAGCAACCTCAATGTCACCGTTGTAGTGGTAGTCCTCAATATCAACAGCGACTTCTCCGCGAATGCGATACGACATAGTGTTACTCCTTAATTAATTAATTAAATGTGAAAGGGGCTGAGCATCGCGCCCCCACCCACCGGATGGGGTGCGAGCGCAAGACCCGCGCTAGCGGGTTAGCTCCAGCCTTCATAGTCTTTAGAGATGGGACGGATGACAGGCGGCACAGGCTTCTCCTGCTTAGCCTTGTCAGCTAGGTATTTCTCTGGCTCAAAGGCAACGTACAGCGGGGATTTCTTATAGGCCCGTGTTAACTGCCTCTCCTTAATGAGCGAGCCGACAACAGCGATCAAGATGATTATGAGAAGGGTGTAGATCACTGGGTCACCTCCTGTCCAGCTATCAGTTCATCAAACTGGGGGCCAATGATGCGGCGCATTAAGGATTCGATGTGAGTCGGCTCGCATGTCCTGACTGTGTTATCGAATGGTGTGCCGGGGATGTGTCTAAGCCTCACCTCTGTGTCATTCAGGTCAATGGATTGGTGGTGTGGTAGATGTAATTGGTACTGACTCATAGGAGTCTCCTTGTAGTTTGTGATTACAGATTGGCGAGGGGCAAGCCCTCTTGGTATGTCTGCACCCAGCATTCAAAGCGTGGTACAGAAAACTCTGATGACAGGTCATTGGCTTCCTGTCTGGCATCTTCATAGTCGCAGTGGAGCTGATCGCTACAGCGATATGTGTTGTCATCAATGCGTGTGCAAACGATGTAGTCATCCATCGTGTGTGTCCTTGTAGTTCGTGTGTGTTGCGTGTGTCAGGCATCGCCTGTTGGCGTGTTTAGGCATCTCCTTAAAATGGAGAGGAGGAAGAGGGCGGACCCCCGGACTCGTAAAGAGTACGGAGGTTGACCCGAATTTTTGCGTAGCGTTTACGCAGTAAACGTGAAGCAAAAAAAAGCCCGGCGAAGCCGGGCGTGAATCTTACGCTTCCTTGGAAGCGTTAGATGAACGAGTCTCGGACAAAGCAATGTTGTACGCAGGCGACTTTGGATTGTCACTTGTGACAGGCCAAAGGCGAATCGTGAACGTTTCGCCATGAACCATTATCTTCCCGCTGAAAGCGGGAGATACGATTTTCGGCTTGTCTGTCTTGTCGTCGTGGATAGTGGTGACTCGGCTCTCAGTCCAGATCGCACCGCGCATGTTAGGGTTGTACTGTTTGTTCTGTGCCATGATGAAAATCCTTTGCAGTTAGTGTGAATGCTCCTGTCGTTAGGAGCTTGTCGATTGGACCGCCGGCCATTACTAACGCAAGGTGGCTCGCCACCGACCCCTTGCGGGTTGCGTTCGGAATGGACTGCGGTACATTCGTAACAACTCCTTACGACAGGAGTGTTCGCACTCACTGCTTAGGAGCTTTCTCATGGGACAGAACAAAGAGTACGCTTAACCCGTTATGCGTGGTCGAAGAGCTGGGCTGTGAGCCGTGACACTACGTTGAGCTTACGCAGTAAGCGACCACGTAAGACACTGACAGACAAGACGGAAATCAGAATACGGAAACGTAGTGTACGTATTATGGTTTATGGCGAAGCGGTCACGATGACTAACCGTTAGGTTAGGCGCGTGGGTACCGCGTTGCTTTGTCCGTGACTCAGAGGAGGTTCCAGAATGGAACCGATCGGGTCAACCGACTCCCTTTTGCACCGTCAGGTGCGGAAGAACCGGGGGGAGGGGGTCCGACCTCTGGTGGAACGGAAGGTGCCACTCTCTTTTACTACAAAAAAAAGTGGAAAACTGGAAAACCCGTTGATCGGAGTACGTGACTGTCAACGATCAGGAGTAGTCGTCCTCGTAAGATTACGAAAAACCACCTACCTAGTAATCAATTGTTGATTGCTACCACTGGATATCAACAATCTGGGGGGAGCGATGTAGCTACAGGGTGCAATCCTTGCAGTGTTACGATGCGCTTCCTTACGAGTGCCACCGTCCGACCTAAAATATCAGAAACCAAAGGGCGTTTTCAAGTAATTGTGGAATATTACCATAATGATCCCCCCTATATAGCTGATTGTTCGGTTGCACTCACCACCTAATTACTAATACAGTGTGGACCTAACGTATTCGTTAGGATTACCTATGGTAGATTCTGCCGACAAGGTGATGGAGAAGGCGGCTGAGCGTAAGGCTCGCCGTAGCTCTAAGAACACTAAGGATATGAAGAAATCTGCTGACTATGCTAAGCGTGGTGAGCAACTGCCTGTTATGTCACAGGCTGATCAGCGCAGGAAGATGCATGAGCTGAAGGCTAGATTTCTTAATTCTTCAAGGCTGGAGCCGTTTGTAGCCAAACTCTTTGATATGGCTATGGATGATGAGCATCAGGGCCAAGTAGCGGCCATGAAGCTGATAGCTGATCGTATTCTCCCTGCTACAGCCTTCTCTGGTGAGGATAAGAAATCCTCCGCTGTCCAAATCAACATCACTGGCCTGCAAGTCAGCTCTATAGAAGAAAAGCCTCTAGCTGAAGTCAACGGCCAAGACGTTGTGAGCATACAATGAGATGGCTACAGACCCTATCAACATTGCCGGGGTTCGCTGGCCTAACCAATTTCAACAGCCAACTGGGATTTACACCACGGCGGTCAATACAGCTATGGACCCGCAGGTGCTTAACAACAGCCAGATCCCTGCTGACTCAGCAAAGATGCCCTACCCAGCAAAAGGCATTGATACTACAGTTTCCACAGACTCGACCCGTGGCCGGGTCATCGACACTTACGCATGACTGACTTAAACCTAGAGCTTTTGCCGTGGCAACAGGAAGTGATGCAGTCCAATGCTCGCTTTAAGGTGATTGCGGCGGGTCGGCGTACCGGAAAGTCCCATTTAGCCGCTGTATCCCTTATTCTAAGCGCCCTGAATGGGGAAAAGGGTAAGACGTTCTATGTAGCCCCCACCCAAGGGCAGGCCCGTGACGTAATCTGGAACACCATATTTGATATAGCGGGGGACATTATTGAGAAGTCCCACGTTAACAACCTAGAAATCACCCTAGCTGGCGGCAACGTCATATACCTCAAGGGTGCTGACCGCCCGGATACCCTCCGTGGTGTGTCCTTAAAACATTTAGTTCTAGATGAGTACGCTTTTATGAAGCCTGATGTGTTTGAGAGCATTCTCAGACCGGCTTTAGCGGACTGCAAGGGGTCAGCTATCTTCATTGGTACGCCAGAGGGCCGTAACCACTTCTATGATATCTATGCTGGCTCTGAATCTTGGGATGACTGGGAGAATTTCCACTTCACCAGCTTTGATAACCCCATTGTTGACCCCAAAGAGATAGAGCATGCAAGGCAGACCCTGCCAGCTTGGGCCTTCCAGCAGGAATTTCTGGCTAGCTTTGATGCTAGGACGGGTGGGATGTTCGACCCGGACTCATTTATCTACTACGAAGACAGCAAAAGTCAGATTGGCGACCACTACATAACCATTGACCTTGCTGGCTTTAAGCAACAAGGCCAGAGGAAGGCCAAAAAACGGGACAACTCCGCTATGGCAGTCACCAAAGTGACCCCTGATGGCCGCTGGTGGGTAGAAGACATCATATTTGGGCAGTGGTCTTTAGACCAAACCTGTAATGAAATCTTTGCCGCCGTCGAAAAGTACCGTCCTGTGAAGGTTGGCATAGAGAAAGGCATTGCTCAGCAGGCAGTAATGTCCCCCCTTACTGACTTGATGCGCCGTAAAGGTCGTGTGTTCCGTATAGAACAGCTTACTCACGGTAACAACAAGAAAGAGGACAGGGTGGCTTGGGCATTAGAGGGCAGATTTGCCAATGGCCTTATCCAGCTCAAGAAGGGACCGTGGAATGAACGGTTTATTGACGAAGCCGCTAACTTTCCATCAACTTTAGTGCATGACGATCTCCTCGACGCGCTTAGCTACTGTGACCAAGTAGCTCAGATTGCTTACCTAGACGGAATTGAACTGGCTGACGAGTGGGAACCGCTCGACGATGCCGTAGGATTTTAGAGAATGGCTAAATACGAAGGCAGATACGAGAATTTAGAGCATATTGGCGTAGATCACGGTCTTGCCGAGTGGATTGAGTCGCTGACTTTGGAGTGGCGGCATGATTACTCCGCAAATTACGAAGATACCCATGACGAGTACTACCGTTTGTGGCGTGGTATCTGGGCCGAAGGCGACAAGACCCGCCAATCAGAGCGTTCGCGCATTATTGCCCCTGCTCTTCAGCAGGCAGTTGAGTCTGCCGTAGCCGAAATTGAAACAGCGTCCTTTAGTCAGGCATTTATGTTTGATATTGAGGGCCAACAGACCCCACCCCCACCCCCGCAAGGCCAACAAGCCCCGAATGGACCCCCAATGCCTATGCCGGGGATGGGTGGTGGACCTCAAATGCCACCAATGCCACCGCCGGGACCAAGCCAGCCGACTCCAGCAGAGTCGATTGCTGTGCGTGACCAGCTACACAAGGATTTAGAGCGGGCTAACTACCGTGCGGCTATTGGTGAGATCCTGATTAACGCCGCTGTATACGGTACAGGCATTGGCGAGATCGTTATTGAGGATTCCAAGGAGTACATCCCTGCCACCCAACAGATGGAGGGGATGCCCCAAGAGGCCAATCTGGTTGAGTATGGGGTAGAGGAGAAAATCCGACCCATTGTTAAGCTGAACCCTGTCCAGCCAAAGAACTTTTTGATTGACCCCACTGCTACCTGTGTCACCAGTGCTATGGGTGTGTGTATTGAGGAGTTTGTCTCTATCCACACTATTGAGCAGATGCAGGAGCAGGGGATCTACCGTGATACCCCTATCGGTTTTGATGCTAGTGACCCCGCTATTGACGCGGATTCAGAGATCAGAGTCCAGCCTGTCAGGAAGGTCAGGGTCAAAAGATACTACGGACTCGTCCCTACTGAGCAATTAAAGGAAGAGGGCGTTGATAACCTAGAGGACGGCAAGTACACAGAAGCCGTTGTTGTTATCGCTAACGGTGAGATCCTAAAGGCGCAGTCAAATCCCTATATGTGCCAAGACCGACCTATTGCCGCCTTCCCTTGGGATGTCGTGCCTAGTCGGTTCTGGGGCCGTGGTGTCTGTGAGAAGGGATATATGTCCCAGAAGGCGCTTGATGCTGAGATGAGAGCAAGGATCGACGCACTGGCACTGACTACTCATCCAATGATGGCTGTAGATGCCACAAGAATCCCAAGAGGGGATAAGTTTGAGGTGCGTCCCGGCAAGATGATCTTGACCAACGGTGACCCCAAAGAATCCATCATGCCATTCAAGTTTGGGCAGGTAGATCAGATCAGCTTCAACCAAGCTCAGAACCTACAGATGATGGTCCAGCAGGCCACAGGTTCACAGGACGCCGCTGAGATGGCTAAGGGGCCGTCTAGCGACACAACCTCTGCTGGTATCTCTATGTCTATGGGCGCGGTGATGAAGCGCCAAAGACGTACCTTGGTCAACTTCCAAGAATCGTTCTTTAAGCCGCTAATCAAAAAGACTGCGTGGCGCTACATGCAGTTCGATCCTGAGAAGTATCCGTCAAAGGATTATCACTTCTCTGTCATCAGCTCGCTGGGCGTTATTGCGCGTGAGTACGAGGTGCAACAGCTTGCTCAGATCCTACAAGTCATACCGCCGCAGTCACCAGCGCATGGCGCAATGATTAAGGCGATCATCGAACACATGAACGTGACCTCAAAAGACAAACTGCTTGAGGTAATTGATGGTCAGGGTCAGCCAGACCCAGCGGCACAGCAACAGCAACAGGCTCAAGCCCAAGCACAGATGGAGCTACAGAAGGCGCAGACCGCCGTACTCATGGCTCAAGCTGAAGAGGCTAAGGGCAGGGCCGCTAAGTACGCTACTGAGGTTGACCTCATGCCGAAGGAAGCTGTCCTCAAGTACAGCGATCAGGACAAGGACGGCAAGATTGATGTCGATTTTGAGAAGAAGATCCGCCTTGCTCAGATGATGCTGGATGAGGACAAGTGGAATCTTGAGAAGGAAGAGCGTCAGGCCAACATGGTTAACGCCAAAGGTGAGCAGGACATTCTCCGCCAGATGCTAAGCGAGCAACAACCCCAACAAGAGCAACCGCAGATACCACCCATGTCTGAGGAGCCACCCCTGCAATGACTACTGGATTGAGCCTTACCACAATCATTGCGTTAATTCGCAAGGAGATTGATGGCGCTCAAAAAGCCAAGCCCGGGAAGGACGGTAAGGCTGGAGCCACTGGCCCTAAAGGTGAGCGCGGTCCTAAAGGTGACACTGGCCCTGCTGGTAAGCAAGGACCAAAGGGCGGTGACGGCAAGCAAGGGAAGGCTGGCCCTGCTGGAGCTGATGGTCAGGACGGCGCTGACGGTGTAGGCATTGATCGCATTGAGCAGGATGTGGATGACGCAATCGTCGTTCACATGACTGACGGCACTATCTACACCATTGAGATGCCGTGGGGCAAAAACTCTACAGAGGTTCACTACAAGGTATCTGGCGGCGGCTCCGGTAGCGGAAGCGGCACAGAAGGCACTGTTGACCTGTCTAACTATGTGCAGAAGCCTAATAGCAGTGAAGCGTGGATGGTCTACAAGAAGGGCGCTGGCTGGATGCCTGTCACTACTGACCTAGTAGCCACCAACCCTGACGTTATTTTCCGTAACGCTAAGGGCCAGTTTGCCAGCACCAAGGATCTTGAGACGCTGACTAACCAGCTTGAGGTCAACCGTTACTTTGCTGAACAGCTAGAAGCGGCAGGCGAACCAACTACCGATGCGCGCATTGCCGATCAGGACATCACTAACTGGAATGACAGCTTTGGCTGGGGCGACCATAGTGAGGAAAATTACGCTAAGGATGTGCCGCCGTGGGACTATGAGTTCACGCCTGACACGCTCGTTTTGCGTGACAACAACGCCAACATAAAGGGCAGGAAGGTTATCGGTCAGACATTTCAGATGACCGCTGAAGGCACCACAGATATTCCTCCCCGCCCCGACGATACGATCTTCTACTCCAGCATCAACAACCAGCTACACAAGAACAGCAAGGAAGGCATGAGAGCCTCCCTTGGTATTACTGGCGAGCACGAAGGAGTAAACAAGGGCGACGATTATCGCTACTTACTAGCAAGCATTACGACAAACATTTCGTCCCGCCCCGGTCAGATGACGCTCAACAGCCCAGATCCTGAAAGCGTTACGCAGATGAGCTTTTATGTAACTGACGCAGACAGCAAGCCGTCACCTCATGTATCAGCGGGATACTTTGTTGAATTGAGTCACGATGGTGGCACTTTGCTGTTCAAGATTACAGGTGCAGACAGCACACAGCTTATGCTTGTTGAGCACGTTAGCGGCGACATGACGCTTGAGGAGGGCGTGACTTACGATACCAATGTCTACCCAATTCTATCTAGCCTATGGAACGGCAGTGACTTTAGGATCACTGGGACATACCACTCCCAAGACGGAAACTTTGTTGGCTCTGGCTTTGGGCTGAAGTTTGACGGCGACAGCAACTCCATAGTGCCGATTGCCGCCAACGGGAATCCAAAGGTCGGCATTGACTTGGGTTCTACTGCGGCAAAGTTTAAGGACGGCGACTTCACCGGAGATGTTAGGGCCACTGCATTTATTGGCGATGGCAGTCAGCTAACTGGTCTTCCAAAAATATGGACGGGTACGCAGGCGCAGTATGACGCGCTTAGTCCTGATCCCAGCACCTTGTACTTCATTACCTGATGGGCCTGAAACTGGGCAATGTTGACGCAACCAAGGTAATGCTTGGCAGTCAGCCAGTGTCTGTAATTTATCAGGGCAGTAACAAGGTGTGGGAGCTAGACACCGCCATGCAAGCTACTGGCGGCACTATCACTAAGTCAGGCGGCTACACCTACCACACGTTTACAAGTAACGGCACATTCACCGTTACCAAGAACCCCAAGGCAGTCAACCTCCTTATCGTTGGCGGCGGCGGTGGCGGTGCCACTGTTGGAGGCGGGGGCGGTGGCGGCGGGGTAAGAGAGATGAACTTCACCGCTGACCTTACTTCTTACGCTGTCACTGTTGGTCAGGGCGGGGCGGCAGGAACAGCCTCAAGCAACCAAGAGCAAGGGAAAAATGGAGCTTATTCCGTTTTTGGTAGCTCAGTAGCCTACGGTGGCGGCGGTGGCGGAGGTGGTCACACCATACTAGACACCAGCCACTCTGATGGATTGGATGGCGGCTGTGGCGGTGGTGGTGCGGCATGGTACACAAATGGTGTGGGCGGCAATGGCTCCCAAGGCGGCAATGGCGGTCAAGGCTTTAACGAACCTACTGGCTACCCTTCTGCTGGCGGTGGAGGCGCAGGCGGCAACGGTTCATCCGCTAGTGGTTCTGGCGGACAGTACTACATCGGCGGCAACGGTGGCCCCGGCAAAACATGGCTTAACGGCGTCACATACGGTGGCGGCGGCGGTGGTAACTCCAACAGAACAGCCGCTCAAGTATCTGGCTCAAGGGCTGGCTATGGCGGATCAGGCGGAGGCGGCAACGGTGGCGCGGCAAGAGCAGGGTCCAACGGCTCAAACGGTTATGGCGGCGGCGGAGGCGGTGGCGGAGAAGATTACTTTGCTTACCGCGAGGTAGATGACACTCCTTACCATGACGGTTCAGAGGCCAGCAGGCTAGCAAGCACCAGAAGTGTATTTTACAGCGGCGGGCGCGGCGGTAGTGGTGTCGTAATCGTTAGATACCTAACGGAATAGGAACTGAGCAATGATTGACCAGCGAAAATTTGACGAGCTTGTAGCAAATTGTGAGCGCATTCTTACTGATATGCAGCGCAAAATTGTTGATCTTGAGCAGAGGGTCAAGCACATGGAAGAGCGCAAGAAGCCCGGCCCCAAACCTAAGCAGGAGGCCGCGTGAGCCTGTCTGACAAAGAATATGATGAGGCCGCTGACCTCTTTGCTATGCCGGGGTGGAAAGCCTTGGTCGAGCAATGGGAGGATCAGCTTGATCTCTGCACTATTGACTCCTGCACCTCACTGGAAGACTTATATTTCAGTAAGGGCAGGGCGGCAGTGCTACGGATGATGCTGAATTACGAGGCATACGTCCGAAACATCGAAGAGGACGGCGAAGAATATGGCTTGCAGTAGTCTTTTTGCGCCTGTCGTTAGCAATATATTTACTAATTTGCCTCATCCGGGGGCAAATCAGGGGAACCCACGGGAAAACCCCCTGACATCCATATCCGACAACCCCTTTAGGGAACGGAGATAAGCATGGCTACACTGATTGACGAAGAGCAACAGCCAGAACTGGAACTTCAGGAAGGCGAAACGTTCGGCAACATCACGGAGGACAACCCTCTCGACGCGGCTCCCATTGAGGAGCCTCAAGTTGAAGAGGAACCACCTGTTGCTGAAGCCCAGCCCAGTGGAGAGAACCCAGACCGCTTTGCGGGTAGGACGCAGGATGAACTTCTTGAGATTGTGCGCGAGCAGGATCGAAAGATAGGCCAACAAGGAAACGAGTTGGGCAATCTGCGGAGTACCTTTGAGGCACTGTCTAAAGCTCAGTCTGTTCCAGAACCGGAACCCGAGCCTGTTGAGGAGGCTGATTTCTTTGTTGACCCGCAGAAGGCGGTAGATCAAAGGATTCATAACCACCCTGCACTGAAAGAAGCGCGTGAGATGGCACAGAAACTGGCTTATGCCCAGTCTCTTGCCACTCTACAGCAACGCCATCCTGACCTAGAAACTGTGATGAACAGTGAAGGGTTCCAGCAGTGGATCACAGCAAGTCCCGCAAGGACGCGCCGACTCCAACAAGCTGACCAGTCTGGTGATGTTGACGAGGCCGATGACCTTCTTAGCACTTACAAGGAAGTAACTCGCACCGTCAGCACGGCTAAGCGCGTGGAAAAGCAGGCTCAAAAGAAAGCTGTGAAGAACGCTACTGTAAGCGCGACTCGCAGTAATCCAGACGCGGCATCGTCAAAGCGGGTGTACCGCAGTGCCGACATCATAGAGCTAATGAAAGAACGCCCTGATCGCTTTGAGGCTCTCGAAAACGAGATCATCCAAGCGTATGCGGAAGGGCGTGTCCGAGATTAGCAATAACTTCGACACCTTAAAGGAGGCCAATCATGGCTTTAGATGAAGCATACGCTAAAGGTAGTAGCGTAAATAACACAAACCACGCGACTTTCATTCCGAAATTGTGGAGTGACGAGATCATTGCTGAGTACGAGAAGTCTCTCGTAATGAAGCCGCTCGTTAAGTCGCTCAAGATGGCTGGCAAGAAGGGCGATACTATCAATATCCCCATGCCCGTCCGTGGTGAGGCAAACGCCAAGGTAGAAGAGACTCAGGTAACACTGGTCGCTGATACTTCTGGTAACAAGCAGGTCGTAATTGACCAGCATTGGGAGTACTCGCGCTTGATTGAGGACATTACCTCTGTTCAAGCACTGACCTCCATGCGTAAGTTCTACACTCAAGACGCTGGTTATGCCTTGGCTACCAAGGTAGACAGCGATCTGGTTGCTGACGCACTTGCTGGTTGGACCGTTCAGGGTCACATGACTGACACTGGCTTGGTTGTACCTGCTGTTGCTGGCTCTGCTGGTGACTTCTCTGACCAAGGTTTCCGAGACGGAATCCAGATTCTGGATGACGCCAACGTACCTATGGACAACCGAAAGCTGGTAATCCCACCCTCAGCACGTAACCACATCATGGGCATTGATCGCTATGTATCTAGCGACTTTGTTAATGGTCGTGGTGTTGTTAACGGAAAGATTGGTGAGCTGTACGGCGTTGACGTATTTGTCTCTACCAACCTGCCTGCTAACGCTGAAGGCGAGAAGCCTTGCTTGTTGTTCCACACTGACGCTCTGGTAATTGCTGAGCAGTTGGCTGTGCGAACGCAGACTCAATACAAGCAAGAGTATCTGGCCGACCTGATGACTGCTGACACCCTGTACGGAACGGACAATTACCGTCCTGAGTGCGGCGTGATTATGTACGTTGCTGGTTAAGTAACACGGCCCCCTTCGGGGGGCCATTTACCGAGAAATAGAGATGGCCTACAACTACGATCCAGACGATAAGTTCGGCTACAAGGACAAGTTGCCAGAGAACAACCCCGAGAAAGTTATCACGGGCGTTGAGTTTGATGACGAGTTCAAGAAGATTGAGTCCGGTATGGTCGATCTTCAGGTTGAGATTGACGCCATTATTAACAGCGGGGCCATTACTGAGGCACCTGATGACGGATACACCTACGGTAGAAACTCAATGACATGGGTTCCCGTAGCTGACAAAGACCACGATCACGAATTGAGCGAGGTAAACAACCTAGTTACCACGCTGAATTACCTGCAATCGCAGATTGATAGCATTGAGGAGGGGGCGATTGACCCTGACCACCATCATGAGATCACCGATGTTGACGGATTACAGACTGAGCTGAACAAGCTGAATGCCGCGATCCAAGGTATTACTTCCAACCTAGTATTTGGCGGCACCTACTCACTGGCTAATGACCTAGTAATGCGCTCTCTCAAAGAAGATGAGGGCTTGATGGAGGGTCAGCCACTGCCACCTAATGGCACGGTGTTTGATACCTTCCTGATCCTGCTGGATGGGGGTACTTTTGCGGGCGAGTCTATGGCTCGCGGCGACTGGATTGTCGCTGATGCCACAGGCACTTGGTTGCCAATACCCTATAGCACAGCAGGGGCGGTAGATTGGGGCAATATCACAGGCAAGCCCAGCACCTACCCACCCGGACCTCACAATCACGATGGTGTATACCAGCCTGTTGGTGACTATCTCACTGACGCCCCAGTAAATGACTCACAGTACGTCCGTCAGGGCGGTGCGTGGGTGCCGAATGACGGCACTGTTGGCCCAGAGGGTCCGACTGGCCCCGAGGGTGATAAGGGTGAGACAGGTGACAAGGGCGATAACGGCGTAGACGGCAAGGGATGGACCTCTGGTGCATACAATGCGTCCAATGGAGTCGTTACATTCACCTCAGATGACGGCCTTGGCTTTGTCACTGGTGACCTGAGAGGCACTAACGGCACTGACGGCACAGATGGCATAGACGGTGAGAGCATTACTGGTCCTGCTGGCCCCGGCTGGACAGGTGGAACCTATGATGCCAACACTGGCTTTGTCACTTTCACCTCAGATGATGGCCTTGGATTCTCTACCACTGACATAAGGGGTGGTCAGGGAATTGCAGGCACTGATGGCAAAGGCTGGACTGACGGCTACTACGATGCCGCAGATGGCAAGATCAAATTCCTATCTGACGATGGCCTTGGCTTTGAGACCCCCGATTTGCGTGGTGCAGATGGCGGGGTAGGACCACAGGGGCCGCAGGGTGAGAAGGGAGAAGACTCTCAGGTTCCGGGTCCAACAGGGCCAGAAGGCGCACAAGGCCCACAGGGTGAGAAAGGAAATACTGGCGCGGACTCAACCGTGGCGGGACCGCAGGGTCCGAAGGGTGATACCGGAGCCGGCGGCGCAACAGGCCCGCAGGGTCCAAAAGGCAATGATGGTGCCAACGGTACGAACGGTGGTACTGGAGCAACAGGACCGCAGGGACCAGCGGGTGGTACGGGTCCAACGGGTCCGCAGGGTCCGCAAGGTCCAGCAGGAACCGCCGCTACACCCAACACGGCAGGTAATGGCCTATCAAAATCCGGTAACACCTTCCTTATGTCTGGCTCCTACAGCGGAAACCTTACTGCTACCGACTTCATTGCTTCGTCTGACGCAAACAAAAAGAAGAATATTGTCACTGCTCAACTGGGCTATATCGACAGTTTGCGCGGTGTTGAGTTTGAGTGGGCAGACACTGGCGAGCAGGCTAGTGGTGTTATCGCGCAGGAGGTCCAGAAGGTACTCCCCCACCTTGTCCATGAGGGTGAGGATGGGCTGTCTGTTTCTTACATGGGCTTGATTGCTTATCTCATTGAGGAGATCAAGGACTTGCGGCGCATGATTGAGGAAAACAAGTAATGGCACTGCCATCAAGCGTCCCTATTAGGCAGTCTCAAGTTAAGGCTGAGTTTAATAAGGGCAACAATCTGCGGGCCTACCTTGGTGCGGCTCCGGGCGTTCCTACGAGTGGGAACCTGAAGCTAACTGACTTCCTTGGTAAGTCTGCCGCTTCCCCCATTGTCTCAACTGTAACGGGTGGGGCATTCACAACCAGCGGCGGCAACAAGATAGTGACGCTTACCAACACCAACGCGCAGGGTTGTATGAATATCACTTCGCCCGCTGTTGGGTCTTATAGCAACGTTATTCAAACGATGTTTGTGGGTGCTGGTGGCGGAGGCGGTGGTGGTGGTCCAGCGCACCAGTATCAAAGCAACGGCTCCATCTCTGGCGGTGGTGGAGGTGGCGGCGGAGTCTTCACAAAGGGATGTAATGCGGCGGCTGGACAGTCGTACTGCGGTCAACCCGGCAAGGCTGGTAATGGAGGCGGGGCTAAGACGCAGGGCAACAATGGCGGCAACACCACAATTAACGCTAGCGGCATTGCCGCAGTGTCAGTAAACGGCGGTGGTGGCGGTGGATCTCACGGTCAGGGCGCTAACTACGTTGGAAAAGCGGGTGGTAACGGCGGCGGTGGTGGCGGGCGATATGGAACGTCCAATATCGGCACGGGCGGAACTGGCTGGGAAGGCAACAATGGCGGTAACGGAAACTCAGGAGGTGCCGCAGGCGGTGGCGGTATGAACAGTGCTGGCGGTGGCGGTAGAACAGGTGGCTCTGACTCCCAGCGATTCGGTGGTGCTGGTGGTGGCGGCAAGAACTACTCCCCCTTTGGCGTCTATGGTGCTGGTGGCGGCGGGGCTTCTGTCGGATCTGGGTCAGGTGGCGCTGGCGGTAACGGCGGTGGTGGTCAGGGCGGCAAGACTGTTGGCGGACAAGGCAATGCTACTGCTGGCTCTAAGCAGGGCGGTGGTGGTGGCGGTGGCGGCTCTGTTAGTGGCGGTAGCGGTCCAGAGGGCGGCAAAGCTGGCGGTCACGGCATCATTAAATTCTCTCACGCAATCTAGGAATCAGGATGAAAGTTAAATACAAAGTATTGGAGTATCTCCCCCAGCAGGAGTGGATTGCTGTGGAGTTCACTCACCCTGACCGACCGGATGAGAAGTGGGTAAAGCAGTTTGAGTTCCCAGACTTTCATAAAGAGAAGCTGATTGAGCAGATATCGGCAATAGCCAGCCGTATTGCTGGGTCTTGGGAAAGAATACCGGATCATCCTGCCCAACTTACTATCCCTGAAGAGGGGACATTGAGTGTTGAGCCAGAGCTGTACCTCCCTTTTGAGCCTAATCCTCAGTATGAGGAAGAGCCTGTGATTGATCCGTGGACTCAAGACTTGATCCCCGGCGATATTACAGATCCTGCACAAGAAACCATCCCGTGGGTTGTTTACGACCTGACGGAAGAGGAGCAAGCACAGCGCCTGTCTAACTACGCGGCGGGTGAGAGAGACAAAAGAAACTGGCTCCTATTAACAAGCGATCATATCTTCTGCGCTGATGTTGAGACTGTGGATAGGGACGCGTGGCTTGTATATCGACAAGCACTCCGCGACCTTCCTGCTCAGCCCGACTTTCCTAAAGAAATAGACTGGCCTGTGCCACCTGATTACACCGGAGAGTGAGTATGAGATTAATAGCTATGACTGCCTCAGCCTTGATTTTAGCTGGCTGTGCCACCTCAAAAGGGAACGAGCGACAAGCTCAGCATGCTTCGGACCAGATCCGCATGGTTGCTGTTCAGAGAGAAGCTCAGCTTCAGGAAAGGCAGGCCGCTTCTGCCCAGCAGGTAGCACTTGTTGAGGCTTTAGCAGAGGTAGCTAAGGCGAACCCCGAACACGCCCCTAGTGTGGCAGTGGCATTAGCGGTTATTGGCGTGAAGGGCGATACAGCGGCTTCTGGGAACGCTCCCATTATGGGCCTGCAACAGCAGTCTAATGATGCGCTGGAGTGGACCAAAGCATTAGCCCCCACAGTGGGAACATTAGTCAGCGGATTAGGTGTAGCCGCTATCAACGCATCGGTGACCAAGAATGCCCAAGACGCTAATAGAGAAATCATGCTGGGGGATCAAGCAACTAATGCCCGCATTGTGGAAGCAGTGGCGGGCCTCGGTGTTGCTGGCGTTGAAAATTCAGGAATGTCGGTGGGCGGTTCGTATTATGATCTTCAAGATCAGGCTTATGTTGACAACTCAACGTCTGAAGACACGACTACGACAACTTCGACCACTACAACGTACAGTCAAGATACCAGCTATGACGCGTCAGAAGACGGATTCTTAGTTAACGGTGCGTATCACTACAACCCAATGTACGATTCTACCGTCACTTATGACGGATCAGAGACAACGCTGGGTGGGATCATTGAATATTTGCAGGGGCTTGGATCGCCGTACTCGCTGACTTTAGACGGTGAGGTGATTGCGGCCAGCACAACGGGTACAGGGGATACAGTCACGATTGACTGCACTGTGCCAATGTTCTCTCCCATCCATCCAGACTGTGTATAGGAGTTAAGCAATGTCAACCACAGAAGGGCCAATGTCATTTAGACCCTACCGTGAAGCGGTGGAGTCAGGTGAGTTTGTACCTACCCCCTATTCTCTTGAGGTAGATCAGATCCTGAGAGATATAAAGGCTGAGGGCCGGGAGGCCAATCCTGAGTACTGGACCAACCTTGGCATGTATGGCTGGACGTTCTTCCACCCATTGCAGAAGGATAACTCCCTTACAGAGTACACCACATGGGTTAACAGGGGTCTTGGTAGTAGCTACTTTGGCGGCGGCTCTGTTGCCCCTGAAGCTAATGCCGCTGGCACTAACACAGTAGATAACAACTACTTTGCTGAGCAGGATGTCAGAAACCTGTACCAAGAGATCCTTGGCAGACAGCCCGGAGCTGAGGGACTGAGTTACTGGATGGAACGCTCTGGCACCATGACCATGGACGAGTTGCGCTACAACATTGAGAACAGTCCAGAGGCGCTGGGGCAGACCCAAAACACTACGGGTAACGAAGACCCCGCTGGTGGCGCTAACTTTACTGAGGCTGATGTCTACGCGCTCTACAACGAGATTCTAGGCAGAGATCCTAGAGCGGACGGCCTTAACTACTGGCTGGCCCGTGCCACCACCATGAGCCTTGCCGATCTCAGGTGGAACATTGAGAACTCTCCAGAGGCACTAGGCAATACTGACGGAAGTGGTGACACTGATACTGATACTGATACTGATACTGATGGCACTGACACTGGTAATGACTCCCCTATCGGCTGGTATTGGGCCAATGCAGGAGGCGGCTGGCAGTGGTTCCCCTTCTATATGGGAGAGGGTCCGCCAGCCAATGCTGGATATGTAAGCAACACAGCCGACTCACCTACAGGGCCACCTTCTGGGTGGACTGACCCTAACGGTAACAGCAACCCTGACCCTGAGCCTGAGCCTGAGACACTGTACACACCCGATGAGTCCATGTTCTTTAACGGGATGTTTACTGCACAGGACATATTGGGCAGGGATGGCGGGGATATACAAAGCCCCTACTACAGCAACGCTAGGCAGAACGTGCTAGATCAGCTTGCTGTACAGGCGGCGGAAAATGGCAGGACACAAAACACTAAACAAGAGATACAGGTGGCACAGCAGGGCGCACCGGGCCTAACAGCCAATGGCCTGTTTAACCCTGACTATCTGGCTCTTGTTAGAGGCATGGGGCTAGGTGGCAGATGAATGATCCCTTTGGTAATCCCCTCTTAGCCGAGGACTTTGCTAATCCGCTAACAGCGGACGCTAGCTCGTACTTTAATTTCCCCGGTGGCCTGCCTGACTACGAGCCAAGCAATACAGAGGAGCCTGATACGTTTCTGGTTCTGCCGTTTAACACTAAGGGCGGGGCTAGGAATCCATTTGCGTCTGGCATAACCAGCAATCAGAAGCCCCCGGAAGAGGTCACGGCCTCTGAGCTACAGCAGATGTGGCGGGATTCAGGGCAGATACAAGATCAGTTTGGCACCATTGAGGCTTGGAAGAGCTACTTAGTAGAAACCCGCCCGATGCTGGAAGATGCTGACTGGTGGAATGCAGAGATGACCTATCAGCCGGGGAGCAGGAAGTGGCTTGCCCAGCAGTATGAGGACATTGCGTGGGCGCCCGGAGAGAGGGAGGAGTTACGCAGGCAGATAGCCGCAGACCAAGGGCAGGCTCGCAAATACGCATACACGCAATGGTTGAAGCGCCATGAGAAGACGCTACAGCTATACGGCATACAGCCCACCATCTACAACAATGATGGGGACAGGTTCCAGTGGACCGGATCGGCCTATCAGAAAGTCACCAAGGTTGATGACGGCTTTGACTTTAGCGCGTTTGCTAAATCAGTACTTAAATCAGCAGTGATCTCTGCCCTGACAGCAGGGATTGGTGGTGTTGTCAGCCAATACGCCGCCACTAACTCTCTTGCTGGCGCTCTTAACAGTGGCATGAACGCATTTAGGGACATTGTTGGTCAGGGTATTAGGGCATTGGGTAGCGGGTCTGCGGCCCTTGGATTGGGCAGTCAGGGGGCCACCTATCTTGGCCTGCTTAACTCAACTACTGTCACGGCGCTAGAGAGAGTGTTTGAGGCCGTACTTACCAGTAACGGGCTGGCTACGGCGGCAGGTATTAGCTCAGCCGTAAGTAGCGGAACGTGGTCAGGTCCAGCGGCACAGGCATACGAAGATGCCATTAACGCCAACCCCAACCTGATTATCAATTTAATTAACGAAGCCGTTAACCAAGATCAGGGCGGGTACACGGCGTTAGGAGATCAGGAAAACCCCGGTCAGTACGTTATTACCAACGCGGACTTCCTTCCTCCCGGCTACATACTGAACCAGTACGGAAACATCATTCACGAACAGAGCGGCACTGTCATTCGTGATGGTGACTTGCGTGAGGATCTCAAGCCTAATACAAATGCTGGCGCTAACTGGATCGTCTTTAACGCCTACGACAATCCGGGCGGTGGTAGTGGTGGCCTGTCTTCTACAGCTATTAGTCAGTCTGACGCCGCTATGGAAGCATGGAACGAAGCTAAGGAAAACGCTCTGAATAGCGGTCTAACTGGTTCTGAGTACAGTCAGGCAATGCTGGATGAGTGGCTCTCTAAGGGTTACACCCTTGAAGACTTGAAGACCATTCAGGCGCGGGATGACTACAGCGGGATCTACAGTGAAGACGTTATCGACACCATGTATGAGAGCGCCCCTGAGCTGGTCATCTATAACGGGGATGTAAAACTACTTGATGAGAACGGTGTCTGGGAGAACGGCGGGACGTTCATGGATCGCTCTGACCCCACCAATCCCCGCCGTTACTTTGTCTGGCGGAACAAGGACACAGGCCAAGAGATCAAGCGGTATGAGGATGAGCTGGATTACTATGATGGCACAGCCAAAGAGTTTGAGGCTTGGATGGATGAGATCCCTGACCTGACAGATGAGGAGAGGGCATTTGCTGAGCGCCTGCTGGATCTGGGTGACTCACCTTCACAGATATATCAAGACATCCTAGAAAGCCGCAATGAGATTGAGGACAATCTCAATGACACCGCCGTTGGTGATCCTTGTGCTATAGGCTCATACGATGGGGTATACGTTGAAAGCCCCACCTCTGGCGCTGTTGTCTGTGACATCACGCCATCTATTGATGCCTCAGCCGCAGGCGACGATGATGACGATGATTCGGACAGCGATGATGATGATGACAGCGATGATGATAGCGATGATAGCGATGACACCACGGACACTGGTACTACGCCTAGCGAGGGCGATGAATGCACTCTGTCTGATGGTTCTACGGGGACTATAAAGGACGGCGTATGTACTGCTCCTGACCGCACTACACAGATGCCTTCATTCTCCTGCCCCTCTGGGTTTGAGTACCCCGATGGGGTGTGCGTAGCGTTTGAGGACGTAGGTGGTGGCGACAGTAACGGTGGCGACGATAACGGCGGTGATACCACCCTACAGCCGGGGGATGAAGGCTACTGCGACATGGAACGTCCGACAGGGCCAAACGGTGAGTACACCTTTGAAACTCAAGCGTGGGATAGATACTGCGGCGGCGGTGATGACGGTGGCGGTGATGATGGTGGTGGCGATGATGGCACTGACACCACGCTTCAGCCCGGAGATGAAGGCTATTGCGACATGGAGCGCCCTCTCGGTCCTAATGGTGAGTACACATTTGAGACTCAGGCTTGGGATAGGTTCTGCGGTGGCAGTGATGATACCGGAGGTGGCGATGACGATGACGGCAGTAGCGATGACGGCGATACTGACGATGACAGTGACGGTGATGATGACGGTGGCGATGACGTAGATAATGGCGGCGTCCAGCCCGGAGATGCCTGTGTGCTTAGGAATGGCGAGTCAGGGGTCGTTGATGAGACAGGCACTTGTATAGCTGTGGGCGTAGGCGGGTCTTGCACCCTTCAGAACGGACAGGCTGGAACCATTGACGCTACTGGCAACTGTGTTGCTGGAGACACTGGCGGTGGTGACGGTACTGGAGATGGTGACGGTACCGGTGATGGAGATGGAGATGGGGATGGAGATGGCATTGGAGATGGCAACGGTGGTGGCAATAGTGCTGGTGGCTTCCTTCTTGGCAGTGGTGGCGGCGGTTACAACCCTACCTTTGGTGGCCTCTTTCCTGTAGATCCCGGCCCCGGATATAAGGGCAAGAAACCCACAAATCGACCTGTCAGGGGATTCCTAGACGGCATTAGGACGGAGATGAATAAGCGATGAATTACTTACAGCTAGTAAACGGGGTGCTAGACCGCCTCAGAGAGCCTCAGACGGTCACTGTGAGGACGATGGATGACCCTGTGGTCAACGTAGTAAAGCACTTCGTAAACGATGCTAAGCGCCATGTAGAGTCCGCTCATAGCTGGAATGCCACACGGAACGTATGGCAGTTTGGCACGGTAGAGGGCAGAGCTGGTTATATCCTTGATGAGACAAGGAATGGGGCGCGTATTACTGAGGTCAGCAGGGATGATGCTATCAGACACATGGAGCAATGGGATCTCAGGGCTGTTATAGGGAGCAGGCAGGGATCACCGTGGCGCTGGGCTTGGGAAGGAACCGATGACGCTGGAAATATTATGCTCCGCTTTGACCCCATACCTGATGGGGTATATGGCATTTCAGTGCTGGGTCATAGGAATCTTCCTGATCTGGCTCAAGACACAGATGAGCTAAGACTCCCAGACCAGCCAGTTATATACTACGCACTGGCTTTAGCGGCTAGAGAGCGTGGAGAGGTAGGGGGCCAGACGGCACAGGAGCTGTTTAACATGGCTCAGCAGTACATATCTGACGCAATAGCCTTAGACGCAAGGCTCTCACCCACTGAAATTACTTGGGCGGTAGTGTAATGGCGCAACCTGTACAGCAAGTGGCGATCAGAAGTCCCGGCTATCAGGGGCTGAATACTGAGCAGTCGCCAATCAATAGTGACCCTGAGTTTGCTCTGGTTGCTGATAACTGTGTGGTTGATCAGATAGGCAGGCTGACTACTAGGATGGCCTTCTCTGATTACCTGACCATGAGCGATAAGCTGAACCCTGAGCTGATCCGGTTAAAGACTCACGCCCTTTCTGTAGACCCTATACACGGCACTAACAGAGAGGTGCCAATCTTTGTGTACAGGGAAGGCCAAACCACAGAGGTTCAGTTCTTCAACATGATCCCCACAGGTGACAGAAAGAGCGTACCTGTAGACAGGGGCAGATCCCTAGAGATCACGGATCAGGCTACATACGGCTGTGCCATGGAGATTGATGGTGAGCTGAGGGATATAACCCTCCCGGTTGGGTATGTAGAAGACTTGCAGACCGCAGACATAGTGGACTTCAAGGACAACGCATTCCTATTCGCCAAGGGCAAGCCCTTCTGTCGCCTAGACAATGACCAAGAGTTTGTCCCTGTAGATGCTGATGTGAAGGATATAGACGGCAATAAGGTCACCGCCATTGATGGTGATATAGCTATCTCTGCCTATGGTCGGCTCTGGGTTACTGGTGTTAACAACAACTACCATGAGATCCACTACTCTAGCCTGCTAGATGAGACTCAGTGGTATGACGCTTCAGACACAGAGAGCGAGACATTCAACACCGGGGGAATCATTGATGTACGAGAGTACTGGCCTGTCGAGGCTGACAGCATTGTTAACATCCACGCTCACAATGGCCTTCTGCTGGTCTTTGGTCGCAACAGTATTCTTATTTACACTGGCTTTGACTCCGGTGATCCTGCTGGCGAGAACGGCATTAAGCTACAGGACGCAATATCAAATGTCGGTTTAGTTCGCCGGGATGCAATATGCAACATCGGCACGGACGTTATGTTTGTGGACGAGTCTGGCGTTAGGACCATTGGCCGGGTTGTGCAAGAGAAGTCCAACCCCATACAGGAAGCCAGCCTTAACGTCCGGCGTGAGATCCAAGAGGTAATCACCCAAGAGATTGCGCTAGATCCCCGCTGGTCAGGCATAAAGATGGAGTACATACCGTCTAAATCCATAGCAGTTATGCTCTGCTGTGGCCTAAGACTGGCCTATGTATTCCACCTGAACATGCCATCCAAGACAGGGGGCTTCAAGGTCACCCGCTGGACTAACTGCTTCTGGAACGACACCACCGAATGCAAGATGGAAGGCGGTGATGTTGTTTACTTGGCCGGTAAGCCGGGTCGCGGCCTGCTCAAGTACGATGGCTATACGGAGCATGATGAGGACGGTGAGATCAATCCGTTCATATTCCGTTACGAGAGTCAGGCTATGGCTCTGGGTGGTCAGTCAATGCAGACGGTAATGCCCAAGTCGATCTTCTTTGTCTGCATGGGAGAAAAGGTTGTCGGTGCGGCCAATGCGCTCTGGGGTTTCTCAGACAAGATGATGGCGAACCGTGAGTTCAACATCGAAGTCACCGGGGAGTCCCGCTACAACATTCATCAATTCACTGAGGACGGCGATGCTGATCTAGCTGGCTGGTACTACCAAGGTGATTCTTTCTACAACGGCTACAAAATCAACACACTTGGCTCCGGCAAATTATTCAGGGTTGGGCTGGAGATCAAGGTGCAAGGTGGGCGCTACGCCCTACAAGAATTTGACATCAATTCTGCTGTCGGCAGATTAACGGCTTAATAGGAGCATTTAGCATGAGCATTTTTGGCGGCATTCAAAATTGGCTTGATGACGGTGGCGGAAGCGCCATTAACAACGCCCTTGGGTTGGCAGGTTCTGCCTACTCTATAGACCAGAGCCTAGCGGCGGCTGACCGGATGGAGAATCTGGGCAACTACCTTAATGACTGGGCATTCCAGCAAGGCACCGGCCTTGATAGCGGCTCCCAGTTCAAGGGCTACGGGATCAGCACCGGGCTAGGTTCTACCACAGGCTCTACTAATGCAGACGGCAAGTTCAATATGGCGTTTGGCGTTGGTCCTGACAGCCTGTATCAGAACGGTGGTGATGGCCTGCTTACGAATGGTGCCAATACTCTGACCAACGCTGATAACACATTCCGTAACGCTATTAGCGCCTACGGCAACTACAACACCGGGACCAATGTACAGCAGGCCATGAATCGAGCTATGGCTGACCCCTCTGGTCGTGAGCAGGAGATGTATGACCGACTCATGGCTCTCCAGAATCCAGAGCTAAACAGACAGCAGGCAAATCAGCAGGCTCAAGAGTATGCTATGGGTCGCGGCGGTGTTAGAGGCACACAGTACGGCGGCACTGCTGAGGATGCGGCAATGGCTAGGGCCAGAGCGCAGGCCAGCAGAGAGGCAGGCGTCAGTGCAATGGACCTTGCTAGAGAAGAGCGCGGCATGTTTGGTGAGATGGCTAGCCAGTTTGGTCAGCTCGGTAACCAGAGAGCGCAGGGCTTGGGTCAGCTAGGCCAGCAGTACGCAGAGCTGGGCCAGAACCAGTACGGCATTGGCATGGACATGGAGAAGCTCAGCTATCTGCCTATGGATATGCAGTTGCAGATCCTCCAGCAGGGCAACACTGGTGCAGAGATGGCTCAGCAGGGTCAGCTCACAGGCAAAGGCTTCCTCAGCCAGATGGTATTGGGTGGCATGGGCAACAACGTCAATGCTCAGAAGGTAGCAAACGAGTCTCGCGCACAGCTAATGAGCGCCATCCTAAACAACCTTGGTGGCTCGCAGGGATCAGATGGCTCTGGTCTAAGCGGCCTTGGCGGTGTGCTTAGCAGTGCGGCAGGCGGTCTTGATTGGCTGTACACCGGGCTGACCGGGGGAGGCTGGTCTAATCCTAGCTCCTCTGATATCCGCCTCAAGGAGAACGTCCAGAAGGTAGGTGAGGACAACGGGCTGAGCCTGTACACATGGGATTGGAATGACAAGGCCAGAGAAATCGGTGTTGACCATCAGGTCCGCATGGGTGTTATTGCTCAAGAGCTGGGCGACCACCCTGCTGTTGGCACTGACAGGCACGGCTATCTGACTGTTAACTACAACAGTCTTTAAGGAGCGAAACAATGGCAGGACGTAACGTAGCCCCGAACCTATCGGGGATGTTTCAGCAGATCAATGAAGGTATCGCTAGCGATAAGACTGCGAGCATTTATACCGATAACTTCAAACGGTCTATGGCTCCAGCTATCGACATGGATGACTCTGAGAGCATCCTTGCCTACTCTCAGTGGGCCAAGCGTAATGGCTATGATGACGAGGCCAAGCAGTACATGGCGCTCGGCTACAAGCAGAGAGAGACTGAAACGGCTAACAAGAAGGAAGCTAACAGGGCCAAGATTGCAGGCGCGGCAGGCAAAATCTCTAGCAGTACTAACGCTTTGGCCGGGGCTGGCGACACAGCGGCACTCACTCTTAACAGGAAGTCTCTTGAGCAACAGCTAGATGCGGCTATCGCGGCTGGTGATTCTGGTCTGGTGCAGGATGTCACTGCAAAGCTGACGGCCCTGAGTACAGCAATGCCTACCGCAGTATCTGCAAAGGCCAAGAAGGGTGCCGAGGCCATTGATAAGTACAGGGGCTGGCTCTCAGATATGTCTGAGGAAGACCCCCGCAAGCCAAAGCTGGAGAAGGCGCTGGCCTACCTTGAGGCTGACCCAGAAACTGCGGCGGCATACAGGGATCTTCAGAAAGAGAAGATGTCTGTAGAGTCTGCCGAGAATGCCATCCAGCTACAGGAAGACCAGCTTGAGGAGAATGCTTACGATATAACCCGGCGTCCTTACGCGGAGAGGGTTGAGTCTTTGCAGATAGCGACTGCTGAGTACCGCCTGCAAGAGACAATGATGAGCGTTGACACCGCCCAGAGGGTTGCACAGGACAAGCAGTATGAGCAGGACGCTAAGAGCTTGGTGCAGGGCATGGTTCAAAGGGGTTACTTTGACCCCGCTAAGATCCCCGAAAACATTGAGCCTACTATCAGGGCTTATGCTGTGGGCTTCCTAGATAAAGAGAGAGCTGCAAAGGAGCAGGCAGATGTCTTTGCCGCCACCAATGCCAAGCGGGTACTGACCCCTTACTACTACAATCAGGCAAGTCTGGCGGCGTATGTAGATCCTGCCGCTGAAGAGCCAGAGGTCAAGAACGCCAAGATAGCTCAGCTCCTACAGGAGTATGACCGCATTATGTCTGGCGACACCATGATGCCGGGCGAGCTGGCAGAGATCACGGGCCGCATTGTTGGCGCGATCAAAGAGCGTGACGCTATACAGCTAAAGGCCATTGGTAATACCGACATACCATCGGCTAAGGCGCTCACTGGCTTCCGTAACATGAAAGACACCAAGGGTCTGTTTGAGGCTAATAGCTTCCACAGCCTCATGGATGACAGCCTCAAGGGGCAGGAGCGTTACATTGAAATGCAGAAGGCGTTGGCTGGCTACATGGCTGACAACGGCATTGAGACTTTCAACAACGTGACTGAGCTGTATTCGGCTATGGAGGATATAGCCCCCACCCTGTCAGATCCCGCTTGGAGCAAGGCCAGCAACACCCTAGACATCAGGCGCAAGCAGGGCATCCAGAAGTTTAACCGTCAGATGAACCAGCGAGAGTCTGCGTTTGTTGAGTCGTATGTGGCAGAGCAGATTGCAGATGATCCCGGCAGAGCGGAGTTCACGGACGTTATTGAGGATCAGGCTAGAGAGGTTTACGACGAGAAGCTCACTCAGGTGTATGATTTCTTTACCACTGACAACCGCTGGTGGATGACTAACAAGGGCGGACTAGAGCGCGATCCAGAGACAGGCATACGCCTTACGCCTCAGATGCGTATGATTATGAACGCTCAGGACGGCGGCGAGTGGGATACTGTTAAGAAGATGGTGGGCGATGAGATTGCCGCAACCATCGAAGCGCGAGTTATGGCTGGCATCCCTTTCAACTTTGAAGACTTAATCATAGGCGAGAAGAAGAAGTAATCCATGCGTGAAATACTGGCTAGCGAGCTACGGGCAAAGGATCTCAACCCACTATTCAATGACCCTGCTGTTGTACGGGCCTTGGAGATGCTGGGACTTGACCCCCACCTGACACAGGACAACATCCTGCTGTGGATTGATTCGGTCAAGAACGTTGAGTCAAGCGGCGGGACGCAAACCAGCAACAAAGAGCGCGTTGGTGACGAGGATGGGACCACTGCTAAGGGTAACTACCAGTTCACTGACGCCACTTATAAGAGCTACCTACAGTCTTATAAGAACGCGCTAGCGGATGTTGACCAGAAGCTACCAGTATGGGCTGAGTCTGAGTATAAAGCTGGTGATGACCGTGACCCTCGCAGGCTGACTGACCTACAGCAACAGATCCTGCTGGTTGTTGGCACTCACGCTAGGGGAAAGGACGAGGAGATTGTCCCCGCTTGGACTGGTGACCTAGAGGATGCGGGTGTCGATCTGTTCTATGACGTTCACTACGCTGGCGCTCCTGACCTGATCACCCGGTTTGTTGTTAACCGTGAGTTCAAGAAGAACGCAGACAAGGTAGTCAAGGTTATTGACGAAGATCCTGTCAAAGAGCCTGAGCCTGAGCCTGTGGTTGAGGAGTACACCGACCTCAATGACCCAGAGGACAAGCCCAGTGTAGAGGCCCAGCAGTTAGGCAATCTAAACATTGAGGACTATGCCCCCGAGTCAACCCCTCTTGGTGCTAGTGACTTTGACTTTGATACGGCTAACAAGGAGATTGAAAGAGAGGGGATGCTGGCTAGTCTGGGTGTCTCCGTCCCTAAGAGAGAGAAGGTCACCGTTCCTCAGCCCAGCCTCAAGGGGACTGCCTTTGGTTTCACTGATAAGAAGAAGCCAGCTCAGTCAGAGACAAGTATTGAAAGCTCCCTGAAAGCTATACAGGACGGGATTCTTAACCCCCAGCCCAAGCCTAAGCCCAAGGAAACTGCCCCGGATCTGACGGAGATCATCCCTACTCAGCGTGGTCAGGTTCCTATACCACAGCCCAAACAGCCAGCTCCGGCCCCAAAGCCACGGGTCAGGCCGGAATCTGAGCCAAGGATAGAGTCTGAATTAGCGGCAATGCAGGCTGGCGTAATGGAGCCTAAGCGTGAGACAGCGCCAGACTTAGAGGAAATAATCCCTACCCAGCGTGGGCAAGTCCCCATACCACAGAAGAAGGAGGAAGAACCGGCCCAAACTGTTCAACTCACGCCGGACGAGTCAGAGTCTGCCATCCAAAGCACCCTGTTCTCTATACAGGACAGCATCATTAATGCTGAGCAGAGGCTCCCAGAGGTAGAGAAGTACACCCCCGGTCCTAACGCTCTTGTTGAGGAGCCTACAACTGAGGTTACTGAGGAAGACCCTGAGCCTGTGGCTGAGAAGAACCAAGGCTGGGGTGGATTCTCTGGTGTTAGATCCGCCCCCGTAGAGATACCTAAACTGGATATGCCGCTGAACATGGAGGCGGTCTTTGAGGGCGCGAGGATCAAGAGCGAGCGGGATCAGAAGTTCCGCAAGGGGATCACCCGGTCCATAATGGAGGGCGCTACCTTCAATCTGTACGACGAGCTAGATGCTAGGCTCAAAGCCAGAACAACTGGCATGCCTTACGACCTTGCTCGCACCCAGTACCGCACTGAGCAGAACGAATTTAAAGAGATGAACCCTGATGCTTCTCTGACAGCAGAGCTAGCGGCCTCAATTATCCCCGGTATTCAGGGGTACAAAGCCCTACAAGCTGGATCAAAGGGGCTTAATAAGCTGGGTCAGTCAGTCAGACTTCGCAGGGGGCAAGACGATCCCCTTGAGCGAGTCTTGTATACGCCCGCTCCCAAGACAAAGCTACGCTATCAAAGCGGTAAGCTGAGACAGTACACCGATGAGACGCCACGGTACGTCAGTGTTGTTGACGATCTGGGTAATGGCAAGGTGGTCATCAAGGACGCCAACGGCAAGGTGTTCCCGGTTAACAAGAAAACCTTGGCTGAGCGCAGTACAAAGGCAGAGGTTGGACCAGCCAGCAACATGACCCTTGGTGCTATAGAGGGTGGGTTCTGGGGCTTTGGTGCCGGGGAGGGTGACTCCCGTATTGACGAGGTGGTTGTCGGTACCCTTGCTGGACTGACGATGGGTAAGGTCATTGATTGGTTTGCCAAGCCTGACTTCAACATGCAGATAGGCTCTGCCGCTGATGAGAGCCTGATGATCTCTGGCATGGAGAACGCCGAGGTTGTTAATGAGATACGGCGGCAGTCCGGTAAGGCGCTACAAGAAGCACAGAACGCCAAGTTCGCACCGGAAGAAGATGGGGTCATGGAGGCCATGCTGGGTGGGAAGATGCCTACTGGCCCTGCTCCATTCAGCTACCTAGATACCTTCAATGAATCCAAGCTGGCTAAGAAAGGCCCGGCCAGAGAGGGAATGCTGGGTGTCTGGGACAAGACAGTAGAGAAGTACAAGGATCTGGCGCTGGGTATCAGTGACAGACTGATGGTGGACTTCAGCCCGGAGTGGGGTGCGCGTGTTCAGGTTGGCGACGAGACAGCCTTGCGTCTCCTTTCCCGAGAGATAACCGAGTTCGTTGATCCTGTCGCTAAGGTGCTGGACCTAGAGGAGAGTAACCAGAAGTTTCACGGGCTACTGCTGGACTACGCCAAGGGTGAGTCTAGCCTTGATGAGGTTGTTGCCTTTGTACAGAAGGAGCTGGGTCAGGATATGGCTGATGCTACCCGCCGCCACATTGAGTGGGCCAACATCAAGAACCAATCACACATTGAGCAGATCACGGGCCGCAAGTACAGCCTGCCTAGCTACCTGAGTACCAAGCTATCCAAGAAGGCCAAGGCTGAGAAGGGCAATCTCGACAGGGACATGGACCTGCCTGACGATCCCGGCATGTTGAGCCGCAGTCGTGGTAACTACAAGGACGGGGATGTTGACCCTGCTGACTATGATCCGGTGCTGGCTACTAACTTCCGCCGCATTATGAACAACGAGCGGTTGGTTCAGATTGCCCGGAAGATGAACATGCCCCAAGTCAAGAACATGAAGACTGCTGATGACTACTTTGCCACCATGGAACAGCACGTTATCGACATGGGCCTTGACCCTGACCTTGCTAAGCGCGGCACTGCGTTCATCAAAGAGAATCTGGTAGGCCAGATACGTTCTCCTGCCGCATGGATACAGGCGCTAAACAGCTTTGGCTATGCCTCCACACTGGCTGGCCCTATGTCTGCGCTCCTAAACCTGCACGATCCTATGGTTGCCAGCGTTAAGTACGGGCTACGCAACACACTGAAGGGGGTTACCCAGCCCCGGTACGATGTACGCGCCCGTGGTATTGACCAGAACGTGGGCGAATTTATGAACAAGGTGATCGATGTTTACTCACCTGATCGTAATGGCCTTGAGCAGATGATCGCTGACGCTATGCGTACTGGCACTGACTGGCTGATGAAAGGCTCTGGCTTTGCCGCCATGGATAACATGGGTAAGTCTGGGACTATCAAGGCTGTGCTGAACAATGCCGCAGAGCTGGCGGCTAAGGACAGCAAGCGGAAGTGGAAGAAGAAGTCCGATCAGTTTGTTAAGGGTGAGCTGGCTAAGGCATGGGGCTTCTACTTCAACCGTGCTGAGCTAGACATCATTAACCGGGAGCTGATGAAGCACGGCGGTGACTTTACTAAGTACAGCGGCAGGGCTGGTGAGCTACTGGAGGAGCTGGGCTTTGCCGGGCTGGGTCAACAGCAGTTGATTAGTGGTATGGGCCGACCTGCGGCATGGGCTAGACACCCCAACCTACGTCCTATGTGGGCGCTCAGGGGCTTTGCTATCAAACAGCAGGCTCTGATACTCAGAGAGATCATGTTTCACATGGCGGCTGGCAGGACAGATGAGGCAATCAAGTACTTCGCACGGTACATAGCACTGGCGGCAGGGTCATTTGGCCTGCTGAATGAGGCTAGGCAGTGGGTGTTTGGTGACGGTGAGGCTTCCTTCCCCGGCTTCCTAGTGAGCGCGGCGGACCAAGTACTGTCTACCCTGACACTGAACACGGTTGGTTTGAATGACTACCAGTATGGCAGGCTCATGGAGTCCGGCCCTATCCCTGTGATTGCTGAGTCCCTGTTCCCGCTACCAGCTAGCAGGATCATGGACATAGGCAAGTCAATGTATCAGGGAGCTACTGACCCCACTAAGCAGTTTAGGACAGAGATCATTGATGAGGTGCCAACACTGCGTCAGCCACTCAACGCCTTGCAGAACGTAGAGGAGAACACTGGCCTCATACCTGACCCACTGGCTAACCTTGAGGCTACCATCAGACCGGGAGAACAACGCTAATGGCTAACAGGTACTTCTTTGAAGGCCGCAACACTGGGATCATTGCTAACTCTGCGTCTGAGGCAAGGGCCAAGAAGAAGCGGGGCGGGGATAAGATCGTTGCAACCCACCGGAACATCACACCACCCAAGGGTGGGGCATGGGATACCACCCGGCGTGACGGTAAGAGTAAGGCCAAGTCTAGCTATGGTAAGGGGAGAGGCTACGGCCCCAAGCGCAAGTGACGTTCCACGTGGAACATTAGTTGAAGTGGGCAGGCGTCAGCTCTGGTAGGTGCGTAGCTGGCTTGTCCTCCGTTGTTAGCTTGCGTGTACGAAAGAACCCATCGTGTGCAGGGTACATCTTCATAAAGCGGCGAGCGTAGTACGGGGCGTAGTTGTTGTTGATCTTGAACTGGGTTTCCCCATCACCGCCTGCGTCTTTCTCCCACCTGATCCGCTCAAAGATGGCCTTGATACTGTAGTTATGAAAGCCTCTCCTCACCATCTGTAGGGTGAAGTCCACAAACATATCCCATACCTCGGGGTGTTTGGCGTGGTAATCGGCGCACTGCTGTGCAATCTCTTCGCTTCTGTTCATTAGTTGTAACTCACTATGTCGTACTTGGGGTCGGCTTCAGCCATGCGGAACTCAGCCCGGTAGTGATCGCTGATCTCTTTCCGCAGTAGCTTGTTGGTCTTGAGGGTGGCGTTGGCTTTCTCACGGAGGATGTCCATGTGACCCTCGCCATAAATCTTGGTCAGCCAATCGGTGAAGGCCACCGGGTTAGAACCAAACCACTGGTGGTGGTATCGGCACAGGGTCACAGCGTTATCCATTGACCACCTGACTGACTTCTTTGCTCGCCCGTATATGTGCGCGCAATCTGTACCCTCGTTAAAACAATACTGACAGCGGTGCTGATCTCTGTGACGCACACACTTGCTGAACCAGTTGTCACAAGCCTCACGTTTAACGGCCATTGTTACTACTCCTGTTAATCCATTGATGTCTCAGCCACCAGCCAACAAACACAAACTGGAAGACGGTCATGAAGATGGCCCACTCCAGCTCATACATAGGTACTGCACTCCAG